GAACGCCGACTAGTTCGTTAGCAATAACAGTAGGCATAACCCTTCTGATTACTGGTAAGATTACACGGTTAAGTGTTGCTATATTTCCTGCAGAGGTACTACCAGCGGTAGCATTCTCATTTAAGAGACCTTTGCGAGTGTTTTCAAGGATCACACCCATCGTTGAGCGGCGTGTGCCTTTTAAGCCTTCAAGTAGGGCGTCTTTTGTCTCGTCCCAACGGCTTTCTAAGAGTACTTGTGACATGGTTATTTCTCCTAATCTATGTCTAGTTTATATTAAAGCCCTGCCAGGCGCTTAAGATCGATTACATTATCGCTAATGTCATCTTCCCTAACTTGTTCTTTCTTGGCAGATTTATTACCTGTTTGTGCAGTCGAAACAGATTCAGTTAATGATTTCTTTTCAGATTTCTTGTCACTTCCTTCGTTCAATACTGCTGGTAAATACTTATCAAATGCGTTCTTCAGCTTTGGCGTCTGAACACTTTCTAATAAAGATCGCATTACTAAAGATTTCTCTTTGTTCAAGGATGACACTAAATTGTCTAAAGCCTTTTCACGTTGAGTTGATTCTTTTATAATGTTTACTTCACGTTCTTTCGATTCAATGATCCTAACTGCTTTCGCAAGTCTGACCCTTGATTCTGCTAGTTCTTTTTCTTTGCCGTTCAATACAGAAACGATCTTACGAGTCTCAGCCTTATCATTTAGATAAGTTGTGCTGAATTCTCCTGCGAATGTTTCAAATATCTTGCGACCGAAGCTATTCTCCCTAGCGATTTGAATGTCTTCTTTGAGTTGTGATAATTCACCTTTAAGATGAGATGCTACAGACTTGCTTAATCTTGCAGAACTCTCAGAAATAAATTTCTCTTTGAGTTTTGTAAGTTGTTTGCGTCCTTCTGCAACTAACTTGACACGTTGTTCTACCACTGCTTGTCTATCCTGAGCAAATTCTTTGATCTCTCTAGCCAATGCATGAGTGATAAACTTTTGAAGTTTATCTTGGTTTTCCAACTGAACCTTGCGGTCTGCACGTAGTTCTTTAATTTCTTCTGCTAACTTAGTTACCATAAAGTTATTAAATTTCTTTGCACTTTCTTTCAGTTTCATTTTCGCTTTTACACGGTCTTCGTTAATAGCAGTCTTCTCTTCGTGGAATTCTTTAATTTCCTCACTTAGAGAATCTGTAATCATCTTATCAAGGGCTTCAACCATCACACTTCTGTCATGTTCGTATCGTTGTGCGAACTCATTTCTCAGTTCACCACGAACTTGATCTTTAGCCTCGTTTAACTTTTCACTCCAAGTGCTTTCTAGTTCACTTGCAACGTCTTCATTAATAAGACCTGAATCAATCAATGGTTTGATAGCATCTAACATGCTGATTTCCCCTCTATTTTAGTCGATTTTTAAGTCTTTGATTAAACGAGTAACCTCGTCTTTCAAAAACCGTTCTACTTGTTTATTGCCTCTTGCTTCTCTTGCAACTTCTAAAACTTTATGTCCGTGCTTCATATTCATGAGGCCCTCGTATATTGCTTTAGGGTATGCATTAGGAGCACTTGGTTGGGCAACAATGTCTACAGTGATTATTTCAAAATCACTGACTTGGCCATCCATATCGTTAACGTTTCCGCTACCTCTACTAGATACACCAAGTTTTACCCCTGACTCTAACATGGTCTGAACTAACTGACCCATCGGAGTTGGTAAAATCTTTAATTTGCCGTAGCCATTTGGCCCGTCCATCCACATCTTAGTGATCATGTGTGATACACGATCTAAGTTGATTTTTAAATCATCTGGATGATCAACTTCACCTAATACAGAATTACCTTCTTGTATTTGTGTGTTGAGGGTGTCTACGGCATTTCCAATCTCAGAGACGGGGTAAACACGTTCATTTGCGTTCTTTACCCCTCCCTGAATGAAGATACCCTTCATATAAAGAGTCTTCAGATCAGAATCACCTTCTTTAACAGACTCGACCATCATTTCCGCACGGTCGAACGTTAAGTGTTCTTTAAGATACAAAGCCATTTGTATCAGTTCCTAATCTATTACAGATTTAGTATTAGTTCCGCTCGCCTGTGCTGTCACTGGCTTTGGTGCTGAACTTAGTTTCCCGCCTTTCTGTTTGCCGGGAACGTTTTGAAATGATGATGCGCCGTCTACATCTTTAGCAGTCGGAGCTGGACGTCCTTTCTCATCGTTGTTACCTAAGTCAAAGTCTACTGGATGTGCATCCATTCCCTTTTGACCTGAGTTAGCATCTACTGGGCTACGTGAGTTATCACCGTTGTCTCCCATTTTTGCTGTGATTTTAGGAAGATTAATTGCTTCAGCAACTAGTTCTTCATCATCGATGTTTACGTCTACTTCTGGGTCTGACATTTCATCTTCGATGTCATGTAAGTCCGCATCCATTTCGTCATCACGGCCTTTTAATTCGTCTTCGTCTGCCATGATTGCTTCAAACTCGTCTAATAATGTGTCAAGTTTGTCTTCGATTCTTACAACTGCATCTTCTACTTCTTCAGATGAGTTTGCTTCTATATCAAGTGTAGCATCTACTTCGTCATCGCCTTCAATATCAAAGACTTCTTCAGAATCCATATCGATTTCTTCTTCGTCTTCAGCAATGCCTGATTCTTCTGCTTGAATCTCATCAGCAAGATCTCCAACTTGTCCGCCCATGCCTTCTTCAAGGTCATCTGCATCCGCATTTTCGTCTTCCATGATTGACTCATAAATTTCTTTTGATTTCGCAACTACGATATCGTGGAACAGTTCTTTCGCCTGTTCTTCGTCTTCATTAATAATGAGGTCGATTAATTGTTCAAATTTCTTGTTTTCCATTGTCATCTTCTCCTGATATAATAAGTATGGCTTTGTAGAGATATTTATCTCTATCATTAGAAAGTACTATTTAAGTGCTACTTTTTTGCGTTTTTGATTAATTTTGTGTAAAAAGAAGTATTTTTACCGATTTTAGATAGTTGGGCCAGCGCCTTCTTCAGGTTTAGCACCGTACTGATTTCTAACTTTAGTTAGATGTTTTGCCTTTTCGTAATTTCTTACATCAAGCATTTTACGTAATTTCCTGATTTGACTTAATGTGAGTTTAGTCTTCCTAGATGTTCTCCATATAGGTTTGGAGTTGTCATCTCCAACATCTTGGAACCCGGGTACTGCGGCGTCAAACATTTCAGTTAATTTCATATTATTATTTATTCAAAAAAATTCTTTTCTTCTAAGAAGGGTAGCAAAATGTCATTAAAGTATACTTGATGACCTGTTTCGTTAGGATGCACATCTTCTTCTGAGACAGTATGCCCCATTGGCTTTATATATTCATGTATAGCAGGAAAGACTCTGTTAGCCTTATCTAACTGTCTGTACATGTAGTCTATTATCGCATGATCTTTAAACTTATCTATGTCTGCATACGTATGTTCCATGTAGTATTGCTGATAGAATTTAATACCGTGTGCTTTACAGGTGTTCTGTAACATTATCATGTTTTCTAGTGATACATGCAATGAGTTTATATTATGCGGATCGTACTGTCTATCTGTCACTGGCTCAGTAAGCATTATATAATCATTAATGAAATTGGGTTCTCTATGATTCCATGCAGAATGATACCAGCCACCGTTTGGATTATACTGCACATGATAGTGACCATGCTTGTTATTGAATTCTAATACTTCAACACCTTCTTTACTGTTCTTAAGATCGCAGAATTGTACATGCCAACTATCGCCACCGTCAGTACCCCAGTGCTTTTTGATATCACCGATATAGTCTTGGTTAGTAATGTACCAAGTTTTGCGATCATTGCCACTCCACATCACTGCTACTGCTATTTCAGAAGGATCAATGCCTTCATCTAATGCATCCATGATAGCATTGATTGTTTTCTTTTGTATGAGTTCTTGACCTTGATGACCCATGCCCATATGAGCAAATGTAACGTTAGGGTCTAAAGAGTTAGTGTGCGATTCTAATAAGT